CCACAGTCCATTACGATCTCGGGAGTCACAACGCCTCTCCCCCGCGTTTCCGTGGGAGCGAGGGCGAGTGACTACCAGTCCGCTGATGGGCTTATCACCCTCAAGGCTTCGTCTTCCGTTGGAAGCCGAATCCGTCGGGTGCTGCGGGTCGACCACAAGAAGGTTTCCGCGGACGTCTTCCTGCCAGCCACAAACGTTGCCAAGAGCATGTCTTGCTACTTGGTTTTCGATTTGCCGGCCGACGGGTACACAAACGCGGAGGCGAAGGCGATCTTCGATGGGTTCAGAACCCAATTCGGAGCGTCTTCGGACGCACTTATCACCAAGCTTCTTGGTGGTGAGTCGTAGTACTTCGAGTGGTCCTGTTCGTCGCAGTCATCGTATTTATATATACGCTGGTTGCGTCCGCTATTTTCATAGCGGCGGGGATGGTGACAGGCGACCATACTACTCACGGTCTGATCGGGGAGTTGCTAGATATCATTACTGACTCTAGCTTCATCCTGATCATTTCGTGGGTTATTGGCTGTCTAATCATCATTTTCCACGAATTAGAGCAAAGGTAACACAGGGCTTATGCCCTTGACGTAGGCTAAGGAGAAGTTAACCTCTATTTAAGGAGGGCTTCTGAAAAGCCTAATGTCACTCTGGAAAAGAGTAGCACATGAATGTGCTGCTCGATGTCACACTAGCGCCGACATGGACTGCAAAACAGTTCATGCCCGGTTCGAACATGAGGGGTTCTCGTTTTTAACGATTACCCTGCCTACCTTTGGAAAAGCTCTCGAAAAAGCGCTTGACCTTGGGTATGCCGATCCCAGTTCCTTTCTTGGGTTTAGAACCCCAAGAGGGGCGTGTCTCCCCCTATTTCTAGGAGGTTTCACGGATCGTGTGTTCGACCGTAATAGCGGTGTGTTGTTGGACGATCCAGATATAGATGCAATTCATGCCATTCGTCAGCTAACGCTGATGTTTGGCAAGATCCTGATCCCCTGCAGTGATGCAAGGGAGAGGGCTGCTATGTCCGGATATGTCCAATGTGAGAAGGAGGTTCGTGCCAATGATGCTCGTCTGGATGAAAGTGATTTCTCATCCTTTAGGCGGGTATCAAAGGTACTGTTTGGTGACGCATTCTCGATCATCGACCAACAGGTTTTTGATCGTGAAGCTGTTGTCCCCAGACATGGCCCTGGTTCCACTGCAGATAAGCTCCGCGGTAACGCGAAGTACCTGCAGCGGTCATGGCCTTTGCGTCTACAAGAAATCTTCCCTTGGGAAGAGTTCTTGGCGCCAAATTCATCCTTTGTGGATGAACTAAGCAATGACGTGAACCTCCTCGAACCTGGCGCTGAGATTCCCGTTAAGGTAATCTCAGTACCAAAGACGCTCAAAACACCTAGAATCATTGCTATGGAGCCTACTGCCATGATGTATGTGCAGCAGGCCCTAAATGCTTTGATTATGGATCAGGTGAGGGAGAATGACACCCTCCGTCGCCTGATGGACACGCGG